TACTAAAGAATTGTGACAAATCAAGAATAAAAAAGGGCCCCGAAGGGCCCCATAAATAAACTTTAAGTTTACTTTTACGGATCAATATGAACCGTAGATTCCGAGCGGATCGGAATAGCCGAAGCTGTAACGCTCACGTGCTTTGTAACGCACGTTACCTGTATCGAAGTCACCATCCATTGAATTCTGGAGGGGTGTACGCTCGAAGTGCTTCATGCCGTTTGGCACGTCAGTGGTTAGGAACCAAGCATTAGTTGCGGTCAAGAAGTGATTAACGGTGTAACCTTCGGGGATTGAACCGTTGTTCTTGATAGCATTAATGTCATTGTTGTTTGTACCAACGCGCAATTCTGTATCGAGCAAACGGGTTGCAACGAACATTAGTGCTGGGGGCACAATCAACTTCTTGGGTCTAGCGGCGATCAAAAGACCACGCTCATCAGTCCATGCGGCGATTTGAATAACAGCATTTTCCAACGCGGTTTCATTCAAGTCAGCAGGAGTAGAAGGAGTGTTGGCGTTTGTGCCGCCGTTCACCAAGGGGTGAGCAGTGTTGAATAGAGACACACCATCACCGCCAACAACAGCGGCGTTGAAGCCGTTATTGAGGACAGCGGCAGCTTTTACCTGCTTGGTGTATGCCATAGCACGGGCCAAACCTTTGGTGTAACGAGCAGACAAGCTGTCGTACAAGTTATCTTCAATCGCCTCTTCAGTGATTGAGAAACCCAAAGCAATGGTCTCGTGGCTGTAGCGAGCTGTAAATGCTTCTTGTGCATTATCGTAGCTGATGGCTGTGCCCTCGGCCTTGACTGGTGCAGCAGAGAAACCTGACAGTTTGGTCTCTTCTTCAAAGCTACGCTCTGATTTCTCAGTTTCGTAGATCTCTTTGTGCTCTTCGCCGTAACGTGCATACTCTAGACCGAACAATGCGTTCAAGCCGGGGAGCAGCTCTTTCAATAGTTGTGCGCGTGAAATAGCCATTTGTTAGCTCCTTAATTAAACGCCAGATGAATTGGTCATTCCTTGGAAGCCTTGGTTCCACACCACGAGCACTTCAGGATAACCAACAAAAGACAAGGCTGTACCAGCAGGAACAGTAACACTTGCAGACAACGTGAGAGTTGTACCACTGATGTTAGTCACTGTGAGGTAGTTACCTTGAGCCATACCAGTCACGCCGGGGGCAATAATTTGCATACCAGCACTGATGTTTGTATTTGCCGCTGTGATTGTCAAAGTTGCACTTGAGCTGGTTGCATTACCGCTTGTGGCAGTAACTGTAACAGCTGTATCAGGCACAATACCAACAACGCGGAAGGGCAATGCTGAAGTAACACGGGTGTTACCAGATGTACCAGAGCTGACCACGCCACCAGACAAGGCCAATGCTGAATCGCCAGTAATGGTGTTACCTGAATTACCGGTGACGGCATACAAGTTAGTACCAATGAATGACTGGTTAGCATAACCAATAGTGGTTCCAGTGTTTGCCAAAGATGTACCTTGCACAGTCAAAGCGGCTTTGAAAACTGTACGGGGATCATCAACAACATAAGCAACCATTAGGTTGGAAGTTGTACTAGCGGGGTAGTATTGAGCACGGGTAGGCTGGCTTAGCGAGTTTGTGTACTCGCAGCCAAGGAACACGCCCAAAGTACCAGCTGTTGCTGTACCGGGAGTAGAAGTGGCTGACATTGCAGTTGCAACGACAGTACCACCAGACAATTGAACAATGTCACCATTGAACAAAGATGTGCCATAACCAGTCGCAATGGGATACATGCGAGTTGACCCAGAATAGGGTAAACCGCCGAACTCACTGACTGGCTTCAACCCGTATGGTGCGGGTACGATTGGATAAGCCATTTAAAAACTCCTGAAGATTATTTAGAACCTAAACCAAATCCAGAACCGCGTGAGACTGTGGAAGTTCTTTCCGCAAACTTGCGCATTCTTGGATCATTGTCTTTCATGAAACTGTTGTCAACAGAGTCCATCTGATCTTGAGATTGTTTTAGATAATACTCATCGTAAGCGCGGATGTTCTCAATAGTGTTTTTACACAAAATCAAGCCACCAATTTCCACGTTACCTTCAGCATTACCCGCAATCATAAGCTCGGGATGATCTACTGCTTTTACTGGTTCCCAGCCATCACGTCTCATACGAGACATTCTTGTATGGTCTGCGATACCTAGTACATGTGTCATTACATATCTGAAACCGTACCCGGGTTCGGGAGTTGGATCAGGTAATGCACTCGCGGGTTTGTATTCCACACGTCCTGTTTTTTCGCGTGTATGTAAATCACGGTTAACTTTTGTATCTGCCATTTTAATTCTCCAGTTTTGCCACTTGCGCAGCGTATTGTTGAGGGGTCAATCCAAACTTCTTAGCCAAATTCATTTGGGTAGTCGTAAGTTTTACTTTTCCTGCAGCCGTTGAACGTGAAGCAGGTGCAACAACACTAGAGGGTCGTCTGGCTTCTACAGGTTTTCTCTCGGGTTCACCAAATACTTCTGGGAACTTCGAGTGTACGCGAGCATCAATTTGCTCGAAATATTCATCAGAGCGTGGGTCAAGACCCCCGGTAACTAGTTTTTGATGCAGCCCTAGTGCATAGCTGGTAACTTCTTCAAACCCTTGCGAACCAAACCACTGGTTTTTTGCCTGCCAGCGCAGTGACTTTTCGTCTGGTTGAACGGATTGAGTTTGTCTAGGTTGTGTTTGTACCTCATTATTCTCTTCTTGTAAAGAGGGTACTCGGTAATTTTTAACTTTATCCAACTGCATTTTGGCATCAGTTAGTCTTTCCTGAGCTGCAATGATGGCATCCGTGTCGTATGCTTCTTGCGCTTCTTTGTATTGACGTCTTGCCATTGCAAGATCCGCTTCAGCCTTTTCTTTGGCGGCATGGACAAATGCCCCCTGACCGACGTTAACAGTTTTCTTGAGGCTTTTGTTTTCCTCCATCAACTGCTGTGCAAGGCGCTCAAGTTCTTGTTTCTCCCGCATGACAGTTTCTTTAGAACGACGCTCATCATGTCTAGCATGCGTTAGTTCTTTGATCCTGTGTTTGACTTTATCGGAATAGTTTTCAATTTCTTCATCCGTAGGGTCTTCCACTTCACGACTCAAAGGCACACGGCCCCGGTCATTTTCGGGTGTGTCATCAATAACTTCAATCTCAATTTCAGGACTTTCCGTCCTGACGTCAACTGCAGTATTTATTTCATCAGGGAACTTGTATTGTTCAGCCATGTTTTACTCCATTAAGCGCGGGAAATCCCACGAGGGTCTTGCACAACAGCGTCGATTTGATCGTCGTTTAACAGACGAAACTCTTTGCCAAATATTTTAAAACGCGTACCAGAATAGGTACGACAGAGCACGAAGTCTCCGGGTTTGCACCAAGCGCCACTAGGGAACTTGGCTTTGTCAGCGTACGCCTCTGGCCCAACCTTTAGCACGAACAGCACAGTGGTTGCGTGTTGTTCTTGAGCCGCGTATTGGGAAGGACGCACTAAATCCAACTCAGTTCCATCAATCTTGTCAGAGATATCAGGCACACCGCAGAGGATGTGAAACCCCGTTGGTTCAGGAAGTACCGTGGCTTTTTCTTCCGGTGTTGCTTCCACAGGGGGAGCAGACAACGGTTCAATGCCGGGAGGTAAGATTAAATCACTCATCGTCTTCTTCACTTTCTTTCAGCAGGTCAAGGATATAACGCTCTGCAATGGCTAGACCTGAAATAACACCACAGAGTTTTTGGTACTCATCAAAAGTGCGACAGCCCCCTCCCGCCATGTCATCGGCGTAGTTGTTCATGTCAGCGCGTAATTTTTCGCGCAATACGCGTGCGAAGTCTTGAATCATTTGTTAGCTTTCGGCGGGGTTTCATCCCGTTTAAATTGTTGAATGTGTTGAAGAGCTGCTTGACGTTTTTGCAAGTCTAGTTCTTGCCTGTGTTTGGCTATGTCGACCCCTGTCTGTACACCTGCCAAATTTTCTTGCGATGCCGTTCTGTGCTTGTCGCCTTGAACTTGCACGCCAATTTTCATCGCATCTATGTTTAACTGCCCGCCAATCTTGTCTTGGTCGAGTTGGAGTCTTGCCGCCGCAAGCGCCGCATCCATCTTTTGTTTTTCTTGTTTGAGTTGCAACTCGCCTTGACGGATAGCCAAGTCTTGCTGTTGCATTTGAACAACAGGATCTTGCTGTTGTTGCATTGCCTGCTGTTGTGCAGCGGCCGCTTGACCTTGTTGCATAACTTGGGTTGCCGCTTGTGCCATGAGGTTTGACAGCGCATACTCGGCTTCGGGTGGCAACTTCTCGTCTTCTGGCGGTAGCGCCATACCCAACTGCATCTCCACTTGTTGACGGAACATATATCCAACGTGCTCCGCAATATGCGCCTGCAACGCGGCCATGATGGCTTGGACTTGTGGGTTTTGACCGATCATCATCATAATCATCGGGTCATTGATCATGGCGTTGTGCACTGCCATATGCGACTGATGGTCTTGGTACTGGAATGCTTTTAAAGGTTTACCTTTAAGTACCATTTGGTTCTCGGATACAGGATCTATAGGTTTCTGATCGTCTGGCAGGGGCACCAATTTGTTTGCGTGTTTGATACCCAACACATCCAGCATAGACCTGTGCAACTGGGGCAAGTCATAGATTTGCGGTGCCATCTGCGCCATCTGCATCACGGCTTGGTACTGTACTACGCGTTGCGATAGTGTTGCCGCATTGGGATCAGAGACAGGGATAACGTCTACCTTGTCGTAGTCTGAGTGCTTGGACTTGCGACCGCCAAACTCTGGATCGTAGGTATAGTCTGGCTCGGTGTAGTCCCGAATTAGGTTCTTTAATAGCTTTAGCTCTTGCTTTAATGCAAAGTGTACGCGGGCTTGAACTGCCGTTAGTACTTTTAGCTGGCGCTCAAGAAGAGCTAAAGTCGTTCCGACTGGGGCTTGCGCGTTCATGTCAGACACCTGCATGTCCGCTGTTGCGGCGAAGCGACGCCCCTCGTCGACAATCTGATTCATCAGATTGAATAGTACGTTGCTTGGCTCCTTGTATGGGAGCGGTAGGATTGAGTCTCTTATGTTCCCAGAGGCAACGTCGACGTCTCTAAATTCGCCCGGAGCAATAGGTGTGTCATCACCTTTAATGCGTAGTCCCCGTGACTTGAGGCCGCCCGGTAGATTGGATAGAGTTCCTGCATCGACGAGCTGACGCATAATGCTGGTGGCAGACTTCGCGAAACCCCCGATGAGATGGAATAGACCAAACCCGTAAGCGCCGAAGCCGGGGATGTATTGGTAGTGGACAAAGTGTTGTCGTTTGAGTCTGAGTACATCGCCATCCTTCCAGTTGCGTCTGATTGAGAGAATAGTGTTCGTGTCTTTAATTAATGTGACAACGTACGGGTACATGATCCCCGTCTCTTCTCCGTCCTCATCAACTTCTTGGAAGCCGTCCAAATCCAAGTCAACGTGGCACTCATATAGCGTGTAGCGGTCATCGTTCAGGTCGCTGAACCCGGTCTCCCTATCCTTGGCCATCTTGATGTCATCGCGCTGGCGCTGGGGATCGGGCAGCTCCACATCCATGTAGAAACCTGCCATTTGCAGTTTCAAAATGTCATTCTTTGTTTTACGCATGACGTGGGTCACGCGATGGCAGGTGTCCATATCTGTTGCGCCGTATGGAAGAATGATGTCTTCTGCTGGCACAAACATCGACACTTGACGCCCCAAGTTGGGGTCAAAGTACACTTTCTTAAATGCAGAACCCGTGGCAGGCAACGACCAAAGCATGCGCTCATGCTCGGGACGGAACTCTTTCATCTCTTCCGTCAACTCGTAATTCATGTCATCTTGCACGTTTATTGCTATCTCGCGGTTCTCAGGTGTTTCTTTACCCACGATTTTTGTAAGCACAGGCCCTTGGGCCGGGAACGTCTCGGTGATCATCTCCGCTTGGAAGCGCACAACGGCTTCTGTGATCATGGGGTGGAACACACCACAAGCGCCGTCCCAAGGTTCTGTGCGCTCCTCCATGTGCAGACCCAACAGCTTTAAGCCTTCTGTGTATGCTTTTTCCCAGTCCTTGCGGGAGCCGCGATCATTCTCAATGTCGTGACCTAAATCCCCAGCCAACGTTTCCAATGCACTATAGCTAACGTATTCGGCCAAGTTGTCATTAAAGTCCTCTTCGCCTTGCGTGGGTTCTTTGGGGTGGATGTCAATCTCAATCTCCACATCGGGCTCAAGGTGCACGTCCATACCCTCGCCGTCATCGGTTGAATTGTGTATCCCTTCGGGCGCTTGGTATAGCGCTTTGTCAAAACTACTTGTTGCCATGATGTTCCTTAATAGTAAGCTGCTGTTCTGCGACGCCAGTACACGGGATCGCCCTTGTCATCTGAGTCTAACGAAATAA